TAGATCCTTGCAATTATCACATTTCATAAATCTCCTATCTTGTTTGGGTCCGGCCCCGAGGAATGTCCAATCCCCGTATTTATATCGATCCGCCCTATTAAGGGGCCATCGCGACCGGATATATTAATTAATTTTCATATTCTTAACAGTCATCTCCTGAAACTTAACAGGACTTTTTGGTTTCACTCTCTCTTCAGAATCCATCAAATCAAAATATCGATAAGCCGCACCCACAAGATTCAAGGCTTCCTGAAGGGCTTCGCCGTATCGGTCTTTTTTCTGCTGGACTTGCTGACCTGGCCGGATGATCTTTGACTCATTATAATTGCAATAAATCATTGCGGCGGTATTGATAACGCGATCAGCGTAGAGCGTGTCTTTTGTTGATAGTTTTTCGATTACGGGCGGCTTGCTGGTTGAGCTTTTATATCTTGCCATGCCGATTATACCGAGAAGAAAAGCGACTACTGAGACAATTACTGTAAAGCTAATCATTCCTAAAATTTCCATTATATCCTTTTATTAATTGTTAAGTGCGGTTAAAAACTTGTCGATTTCTTCTTTTTTGATTGGTCTTTGAAAAAAACACTCACCAAATGTTGAATAAAGAGCCTCTGCTATCAGTGCATAGTTCACAGGTTTTTGCTTTTCTTCTTTTTCCTGCTCGACTATCCACCGCCAAACCCCTAGGATCTGACCAAGGATATAGAGCCCGCCAATGATACAAATTAAAATATCGATTAGTTCCACGATTCCCCCTTGCAATTATCACAACAATACTGATGAAACACCCCTTTCTTTTTAATAAAAAACCAGCCATTTTCTTTGGCTTCGGCAATACAGAATTTAAGATCACCGTTGAATTCTGCCTTTTTCCGGCATGTATCACATTCTGCCCTCATGAGTGAATCCCTGTAGTTGTAATCAATCATTTATTCCCCTGCAATTTGTTTTTCATGGACACATTTTCGGCTATGAGATTTCACTCGTTAATTTTCGTTCATGAGATTTCGGTCTTCTTTCATATAATCTTCAATCACTTTTGACTTCCGGTGGAGATCAGCGAAAGTCATGACTCGTTTCTTAACATCTTTGAAAATATCTTTGTAAAATTTTTTTCGGCTCATCCCATCACGCAATCCCCTGTCAATTATTTGCTCTGCTGAGCTTATTGTCATTAATTGAGTAATTGACATCACTTCACGAAGGTTTTTAAATTTCCCTTCTACAATAAATAGGAGGCCATTCATCATTTTAGTTATATTGGCATAATACCTATCTGCTGAATTTGATCCCTGGCTTTTTGCATACTCAACAAACTCTTTCATTGCGTCAGTTGTTGTTTTTCTTGCAAGTTTACTGGCTGTTCGTGTTTCAATATGCTCAGGTTTGCGCTTGTTGGAATGAATTTTTTCAAGTTTCCCTCTAAGTTCTCCGAATTTTAAAACAAGAAGTTTTTTAAATTCTACCACTTTTTTGCTATTTTTTAAAAGTGTCCCAAGAAACATTGTTTGGTCTTCATTCAACATTATTTCATTTGCAGCACGCCCACCAGTTGATCTTAACTTCCGCCCTTTCAACGGGCCGAAGTCCAAAAAGTCATTCTCATATTTTCGAACCAATTCAAGAACTTTTTTGTGATTCCTATCAAATCCTTTTGCAATCAAAAAAGTTCCTGCTCTTGGCTCATCTTCCCATATTTCAATTGAATCAACCATAATTACCTCTAATTAGTTATTGTATGATTTGATGCTATCTAAATATATAAATAACTGTCAATAACTTTTTATATATTTTTTCAAACAGGATGCCATAAAACTCGGCAAAGCTTTACGGCATAGGGGGAGGGGGTTTTCGAAGTTATTTTTTTTCGTTATCTGAGCGTAATCCGCGGATAAATTCGCTTAATCCATGGGTGATAATCGCCTCAAGAAAGACGATAAAAAAGGGTTCGATTGCAGTATTCCAGTATGGTTTGGTAAGCTTAAACTTCCCGCCAAGGAACAAAGTAATCAGTTTTCCAAGTCTGTACATCACAGCGCCTACTGCTTTCTTGAGCTTTTCAACTGGTATTTTACCGAGCAACCAGCCGATAATTGGAGCGGCCACGATTCCACCGACAGAAACAGCTACATAAGCGGCCACCGGATTTCCAAAAAGTCCTATTAACATTTCCATAATTTCCTTTTATTTAGGATCAAATTCAACATGCATGTGCGTTGAGTGTAGAATTACATCGTATTTTGAACCAAGCGCCATCGCAAGTTCTTTTTTGATATCTGGCCTTTGATTTTCAGGAAAGTCTCTGGTTCTCAGATCAACAGCCAAGCCGTAATAATGCAATGAACCTGCACTGTGAATGCTGTCACGCGCTGAAGTCACAACCAATTCTTGTCCGTAATCTTTCCAGATCATCCCGGCAAATTTAAGGACAGGTTGCATTTCTCGTTCAAGTCCCCAGATATTTACAGTTTCGTCCTTTGGTTTCATAAATCTCCTATTTTTCAACTTCTTTAACTGAAATTTCACGGCCATCATAAACATAAAATGACTCGCTCTCACCGTCCTGCAAAGTGATTCCATCTTGCTTTTTTCCATCTTCAATGGTTAACACTTTTACTTCTTTCTCTTCAACACAATGAGCGTTTACGATAATTTCTGTTGTCATTTTGTATTTCTCCTATTTGATTTATTAATTAAATAAGCGCATTATTAAAGCCATAAAGGGGGTTATTATGGCAAGCACTTGGGGAATGGAAGGAGAACAGCTTTTAAAATTCAGCCAGGCAATTAAAGATTTTGGCGAAAAACAATACCCAATCATCAACGGCATGGCTTTGAATAGAACAGCATTTGAAGCCCGCAAAGAGTATGTTAAAATAGTTGAGCGCCGTTTTACTCTGCGAAATAAGGGAACCGTCAGATCCATACAATTCAATAAGGTTCAGGGCTTGAATCCAAATACACAAGAATCAAGCGTCGGCTCTACTGCTCAATACATGGCAGACCAGGAATTCGGAGCCGTTAAAAAAGCCACTGGTAAAAAAGGTATTGCAATTCCAACTTCAACCGCTTCCAATGAATCACTTTCAGCCAGGCCCAGAAAAAAGGTTGTTTCAAGACCTCGCAGACGTTCTTCAATTCGGCTTTCAAAATCATCAATCAAAGCCAAAAACAGAAAACAACATATTTTCTTAACCATTCGAGCTGCAGCTGCAAAAAGATCAGGCAGTTTTGTTTATTTACCGATTCAGGGAGCAAAAGGTATTTATAGAATCACCGGAAAAGCCAAAAAAGCTAAAATCAAAATGATTTACAGTCTGAGCAAAAAGACAATGCCAATTAAAAAAGCCCCCTCTTTGACACCGGCGGTTAATAATATCATTCCCAGAATGCCGAGATTTTACAAAGAGGCTGCTGAAAAACGGATGAAAAAGACGTTTAATTTTTAATCAAGTCCGTACATCATGTCGCCAGATTTCCTAAATATTTGACCATGATTTATTGAGTATTATTTTAGAAATCATACCGCTAGAGACATTAAAAATTTCAGCTATTTGATATTTTTTATGCATCCCAGCTGCGAATAAACTTCTTATTTCTTTTACTTTTTCTCCATTAAGTTTGCTGCATCTTCTGTTTTGGCAATTAACTCTATTAGTTACAAATCTACAATTAGACGGTTCATAATTGCCATCATTGTTTATTCTGTCTATCATTAAATCATTTTTATACCCATTAAATAACGCCCAATTTCTGAAATTTATATAGTATTCCCAATCTTCACAATATGTTATTCCCCTTCCACCATAATCAGGCCACCGTTCTTGTTTATTATCGTTGCATCTTAATTTAAGTCCGCCCCATATATTGTAAAGTCTTGTTTTATATTCTCCAAGACCTTTTGAACACCCGCAAGTTTTTGACTTAAGACCGCTTTGTTTTTCCCTTACAACTTCCTTTTTACAGGCCGGACAAAAAAATAATCCTTGCCTCTTCCACTTTTTACCTGATTTAATAGTCCCTAGTTTTTTTATTAATTTCATTTTGTCTCCAATAAAAAAGCCCTGTATCAATAGCTGTCGAGTACTTAACAAATAGTTAATTACGCTACTGAAACAGGGCTTTTATTAAATACTCGACAAAATTATATTATCAGCCTAATTCATTGATGTCAAATTTTGACAAATGGTTTTTCTGGTACTTTCTGAGTCGTTCCGCTTTTCAAAATCGTTCGCCATTCTTTTCTTTTATCTTTCCAGGTCTGAGCATCATCAGGATAAGGAGGGTCATTACTGACATGTATTTCTGATTCGTTCAGATATCTAATACATGTTGATTTTGTTGTTTTTAATGCCTGTTCAGTCTCTTCAGCTTCTTTCGCTTTCAATTCCTCGGCTGTGAATTGTGGTTCAATTGTATTTCCTGCTTTTATCCAAGCCTGCATTTCTTTGAAAAGACCGGTTCCGCTGCCTTTTCCATCTGCGAACGACGCAGTTCTTGAAACTTCAATTCCGTTTTCATCAAGAAAGATCTTGATGAACCAGCCGTTTCCGGCTTCTTTGTATTTTAGCATAATTTTTTAATTGTGGAATGTTGGTTTACTGTCCAATGTTGCTTTGATATATAAATAAATTGCCGCTATTCCGACTCCAAAACCAATATCTAGGTCACCTGATCCGTCTCCCAATGTTCTTGCCCTTACATCAGTTCCCAGATTTCCGCGTATAGTTCCAGGTATAGATATTCCTGTCTGAAAAGCAACTCCGTTAATAGTTACGTCACCATTGACAGATGATGTTTGAACGTAATCTAAAAACAATTCGATTACCCATGTTTCTTCAACTTGTGTTACAATTGCAATACTCCCATTATCCGCAAAACCGGCACCCCCGCTAAAAGACCAGCTTCCGTTATCAGATGGATACAATACTTCGCCTTGTATTTGTGCGTAGGTACTATTATCAAAATCACTACTACCGTTATTAGAAGCCGCCCCGACCCTTTCCCGATTCTCTCCAAGCCCTTCAGGTGACATTTTAACAATTTTGTAATCATCACCACTTGTAAAAATATCGTCATCAAGTGTAAATTGCCCCTCTGCGGCTGCATCGGCTGAAGCTTTTGTTTTTGTCAATTGAGTCAGATTATAAACAATATCACCATCATGAACCAAATCAGTTAAGAAAATGGCTGTTGAATCTGCCAGTGATCCGGCAATTGTTGAATCAGCCATACCTGTCAAATCAGGAACGAGTCTCAGGTTTTCATCTGAATCCGTCCACATTCCATACCAATGACTAGATTTTTCAGAAGTTCCTGATTCCAGGTCACCGGGCATTGTCCATGTAAGACTTTTATCATTGAGAAATTTTGGGATAAAATTGCTATCAAGCAATGACAATCTCGCAAAACTGGCGGTTGCCTGGGTGCTGTTAATAGCATTGATTATCAAGTCATCGGTTTCAAATACAACTTTTCTCCTGCCGACTAAACCCTCAAGAGCATCATAATACTGAGAATTAACTTCATTTTCTTCGGCGCCATTCGGAGAAATAACAGCTTTTTTCAGAATATGAGCAAGAAACCCCCAGACATCAGACGCCCACCCTTTTTCATAAGGTGTGCCATCTTTCAGAGCATCCGAAGTTCTGTTCTTGAATGTTCCGTTGGGATTATTGCCATCAATATCAATTTTCCCCGGATATAAAGCACTTAGATCTTTGGCCATAATTCCCCATTATATATAGTTAATCATTAACCCTATCCACTGCTGATAGGGAAGTTTCCCAAGTAATAATCTTTCAAATTCTCCCTGTAATTCCGCCGGGACTTCTGCGATATCTCCAAATATTTCGGCCCCAACATAAATCATGAAACGCCAATCATCCTCTGTTTGTGGTATTTGATATTCAATTGGATTAAATGTCAGACCGGTTAAAACACCACATTCAGCATCAGAACTACCGCAATCAGAATCAGGCGCAAGACAGTACATTGCATAATCAAAACTAGCTATTTCAGGCCCTTTATTTACGAGTAATTTTGTTTCATATGTTGTTCCTCCGCATTCCGCTTCAGCTGATCCACAATCAGAGTCAGGGCTAAGGCAATAAGTCAGGTAAATACTGTCAAGAAAAATATTTGGATTCCTGGTTGATATTGCACTGTCAGGAACAAAAACCCCACATTCCGCGCTTTCACTTCCGCAATCAGAATCAGGGGCAAGGCAGTACACCCGGTAAGCGTCAGCTGGTTGCCACCATTGATGCAAAAAAACCTGTGGATAGCCTGAATTTTGTATTAAATCCTGTAGATAATCAAATCCCTGTCCGCCTTGTGCCTGCCATCTACCAGCAAGATTATCAATTCTTTCCTGAGTTGTGCCGCCGGGTTGCAGATTAAATTGTTGCTCCCATTTTGAAAGCTCTCTGGTTTTACTTGGAAATATATCGTTCCAAACATTGTCGATAAAATCTCTAATCGTAGCAGGAAAATATGAATACCCTTTTATGTATTCCCTGAAAGGCGAAGCGACCAACCGCCATGCCTGAGACCGTGTAACCAGATGCTTAAAAGTATTGAATATATTATCCATTAAAAATTTATAGTTGTTGCCTTCGCTTTTTCGCCAATTTGTAGTGAATAAATCTTTTCAATTTCTTCAGCCGTACTGGTGATAAATAATGTCACATCACTAAACGATCCACCCGCAGCTGTAGCAAAGCTATCAACAATTGTCTTGATATTGCTTACCTGTATTCTGTCTCGCCTTGGTAGTGGTGTTACTCCCTCGATAAATGGCTGTCGGTCTAAAAAATATGTCTCGATTGCTTCCTCAATATTTGCTTCAACTGTTGCCTGCTCATCAACGACAAGCCCGATGATATTCACATCAAAACCACGTCTTGTAATTGCAAAGGTATTTAAATATGCATTAATAGGCTTTCTTGTCTGCGATCCATCATCAAAAATTATAGCTGCCCTGACATCATCTAATTGATCCTGGGTTGGGATTCCATCGATTTGAACTGAAGCGAAAACTTCAACATAAACATCGACAAAGCCGGGGTCACCAGTATAAGGAAAAATTGTTTTAACTTCACTGGGCATCGTTCCCCAAATCACATAATCAACACCTGACCCGCCTTGTGGTTGCTGCTGGAATCGATCTATAACGCGCTGTCTATAAACTGGTTCTGTCTCTGCATCGGTTCCGTTTGTCGTGACACTATCAACAAGCATGTCCCTTTCGACATTCGCCAAGGGATTAACAAAAGAAACCGTGTCACCTATCTCAAGATTCCCGATCTCACCGCCACCTACACCGCCGTCAATATCCGAAGCCGCACGGAAGGCTCCTTGTTTTGTAGCTGCATCCAATGTGACAGGACTGAGTAAAATATAAGTAATTCCATTTTTATTACTGACTGCTTGTGTGCCTGCTGGTAATGATCCGGTTTGATTCGTAACTATAATATCAAGCAATAATTCGGCTTGTACGGCTGGATTTGGATCGCCCTCCCCGATTAAACGCCCCCACTCGATCAATGGTGTTATTTTGACGCCCAGAACCTCCGTTTCCTCAAAACTTGCCGTCCGGACAAAAATCTGCAGGAACATCCACCCCGCATATTTATAAACTATCATAAATACACCGGCCAGTACTTTGCTGAAAAAGCGAGTAAAAGCCCTCGGTAATAGTGTTGTAACTATGCTGGTTGAAGCCACAACTTGATTTGTTATTTGGTCTGCAACTTCTTTTGTTGTCGGTGTTTCAAGTGCCATTTATTTTAAATTCCTTTTCCATTGCTTGCCAGTTTGCAAGAAAGGTAATATTTATTTCATTTCCATCTGCTAAAGCGGTGATAATTATTTTCACTCTTCGCGGCCCAGTGATTAAGACAACAGTATTCAATTCAGTGATTGCTCCATTGTCCACATATGGTTTTAGATCGATTTTGACAGCGTCTTCGACTTTTCTTAGATTGCCAGATACCAATGGCAAGCTGATCAAAAGATTTTGTGTTCTGCTTCTGAATTGAAAAGCGGGATCATCCTCCATAAGATTAGCCCACCAATTATTTTTGTTGTTTATCGAGCCGTCATCCTCTTCATTCCCACCGAATAAGGAAAGAAAAAAATCCGTTTCAAATCCACCGGTTTGCTTAACATCATTGTTATTTTCAATGATTATATTTCCGCCATCTGCTGATTGAAAAAGTAAGACATCGCTCATTATGTCACCGGAATAGTTGAACCACCTGATTGAACTCCGACTACATCACCAGACTGAACAGCATCGGCAATAATTGTTGCCATTCTATCTGCAAACTCGTCTTCTGTCATCGGGGTTGATTTTGCATCATCATACAGTGTTTTTAATACTGCCTTAATCGTTGGTTGTGATACGGCCATATCTACCCAAAAAGCTGTTTAAATTTATTTTCCAAAGTCGTTAGTTTTGTCTTTGATGAAGCCGATAATTGATGCAAAGTAGGGCTTCCAAATGTTGTAATATCTTTAATCTCTGTGAATAGCTCGACAATCAAAACACTGAATTCCTGGAGTTGATTTTTCATTTCTATGAGCCCATCTTTTTTAAGATGAATTTCAGCCTGTGTCACCCCCCCCGAATCCCTGGAAACCGCCCTATATTCGCCTTTTTCTGCAACTTGATCAATATTAATAAATCCTAAAACATCCTTACCGCCCTCAGTATCTTTTGAATCCTCGGTAAAGCAAAAATCATTGTCAAGTGGCCTTGCGTCTACTCCGGGAGGGTTGAAAATCCTAGCGTTTGCATTGTCATTTTTATACATTTCGACTTTTGCGGATGGAACGCCATCTCTGTCAAAACTATCAAGAATCTTGGCTTTCAATCCCATGGCAACCTCTTTGGAATTTCACCGCTGTACGATTCAGGTAATACAAGGTTCATGGTTGTTGTCTCAGAATCACTTTTATTAAGTACAAGACTTTTTATTAAAAATTTTGTCTCATTATCAATATAAGCTCCAGGTGCTGTCAAGTTAATATACTTGTTTGTCTCCCAGATATCGCCTCTCTCGTCCCTTAAACCCTGCACAACTATTGAATAGCTGATTGCATTGGCGAACATCATTCCCATTTTCCACTTCACAGCGTTTTGAAGATCAGCCCCGGATTGCTCCTGTTTAAGTTTATACACAAGCGGTCTAAGTACGGCAAGATTTGTGTTATCAACTGTGACCGCTTCACTATTTCCAGGGGAAAGCCCTGTTATCTCGCTGCGGTATACTTGCGGGTTGATATTCGGGGTTACTGATAAAAGTGGCGTGTGTCCCTGTTTTAATGTTGTCGATCTTGGGTTTTTTGCTGCTTTTCTGAACAGGATTTTACCCAGTGCCGTACTGCTAATTAAGAAACTTCTGTCTCTGGCTAATTTTATCAGAAAATCAAAGGGGTCTTGACCTGCTTCAAGTTTTGCTTTTTCGAAAGGAGCCCCGCTTGATTCAGTGAAAACGGCCCCAATACCATAAAAACCTGAAAGGGTTGTTGCTATTTGTGCAAGTGTTTGACCGTCAAATTCAAGAGGGTAATCTGAATGTCTTACACTGCAATCATTCAAAACGCCTGGCTTTGCATATCCATCTACACTGATTGAA